CGAGATAATCTGTAGATAACAAGACTATCCTCAACCATTCTTAATTGGTTAAGTGCTTTGATTGCTTTATGTAAGTATGATAGTACTGTTTGCTTATTCCTATCTACAAGTCCTGATGTGACATATGTAATTGCATCCTTTGCTATCTGTACACTCTTTTGATCTCCTCTATTCGGAAGCATTACATTACCACTATTTTTGGTAGTAGCATTTGGACTATAAACATAATACTCCTCAAGTTTGGGAGCTTCAAACATTTTTGTTTGATTTAACTGATCAGTATATACTGGTGACTGATAGTTAGGACCAAGTTTTTCTTGCTTTCTTATTAATCTTATTTTAAGTGGATCAATATATCTAATTTCTTGTAAACCATCTTGTGGTTTCTTTAAATCAATTACTTTATGGTAATATACTCTTCCGTCAATATACCATGTACGAAAAATCTCATGAGACTTTTTATCAAAGTTCATGAGTTGCTTAATGTATTTAAATTCTTCTCTAATAATATCTTTTAATTTATCTGATGCAGGTAAGTTTGATAACTCAACTTCTACAGGAGAATCATTAAGATCGGAAACTATTGCTTCATTTACAATATCTTCAATTGCACTATCTGCCTCTGGATGTAGACACATTTCACGGTATCTACGAACTAAGTCTTGTTCGTTTTTGTATACTCCTTCGATATCTACGTATTGTCCGTAGAATCCACTGGATATATAAAAATCTGATTTATCTTCGTCGTTAGGAGCTACTGGAGAAACGACATTTTTGTTCTTGTCGCTTCCACCAGCACTCGGTAACTTAAAGCCAAAGAGCTTTGCCATTGTATAACTGTTTTGCTACTATTATAGCACTATTTATGATTAAACACCAGTACCCAATTGAGTAGATCCAGTAGAATCTTGTGCATCGTACCACTGATACTGAAGTTCAACAGTAAATTCTTCAATAGAATCAGTATTTTCATAACTTAAATCTATTGCAGAAACTAGTGTTGGGAATGCTCCATAGAATCTATACTGTTTAAGTACAGGTACTTGAGCAGCACTAACTGGATTTGTTCCAGAAACAGTTGATCTTCCGAGTTGTCTTACATACATATCCTGTTGATATGAACTAGGATCTGTTAATCCAGCATTATCTTCATGCTTATTAATCAAGTTCATCCATCTTTCAAATGCATTTCTGATTACAAAATCAGTATCATTGATGACTGTGATTGACCAAGGATCGAATGTTCGATCACCAGCAATTTTAAGGTTTCTTCCTCTGAAAGGAACTGCAATATTACTGATATTAGATGCAGGTAGAGCAGCAGTTTTAACTAGGAATCTAGATTTGTCTGACAAAATATCCTTAGTGGAATCTGTCGGAACAGCATCATCAGGAAAGTAAAGTTCAACTTCAAATAGATTGGATCTAGTACCGCCCCCAATCATCTTACCCTTGAAAGCATCAAGGGTTCTATCTCTCGTTGCAGGAATGTTTAGGTTTGCCATTAATTTGTGCCTCTAGTTAATTAAACGTTTCCAACGACTTCTTCAAAGCTTACACCAGTACGGGTAGCAACGAAGGTTAGACCGATGAAGTTGATTGATCTTGCAGGTTTGACAAAGATGTCAGCCTTGAATTGGTTGGCATCAATTATGTCAGGAGTGTTATTTGTTTCATCACAAACAACTACAAAATCAGTAATACCTCTCTTCGACTTAACATCACGTAGGTATGGTTCAACAATATTTACAAAATTGGATCTTGTAATTACATCGTTGAACTCGAAGAGTTGAGCTTTTGCTGCTCTCTCGATTGTTGCCTCAATAGTGAGGAACAAACGACGAACGTTGATTCTATCGAATGCAGAAGCATATGATAGACCAGTTCTATCTCCAAAGAGGACAATTCCAGCACCAGGTGAGAATACAACAGGGTTAATTCTCTTAGGATAGATTAAATCTCTTTGTGCTTGAGATGGGTTATATGCTAGTTTAATAGCATTGTTAATTGAACCTCTTGATGCACCAGCAGGTGAGAACCATGAATACTGATTGATAGAAGTTCTTGCCATCAATCCAGCAGTATCTGAGTTTAATGCAATGTATCTAAACTTATTGTTAAATCTGTCATAGACATATTTGTAACCAGAGTCAAATACAGCATAAGAAGATGAACTAATAGGATCAAAGAAATCAATAATGTTTTCTGTTTGAGCGTCAGAATCTGTTATGTTAACAACTCCACTCTTATGAGGAGATACACAAGCAACACAATCCTTTCTCAATTCTGCAATAGAAATTAGATAATTTGCTTTAGATTGTGACTCTTGCATGGTTGAACCACCAGATGGTCCTTGAATTAGGAAGTTAAGTTGATACTCTGCCTGATTCTTGAACTTCTCATATCCACTGATAACATTAGCAAGTGTAGCACCATATCCACCAGAAGTAGAATAGTTTTCTCCACCAGTTAATGTGTAACCTTTGTTTCCTTGTACTGCAAATGTTTGACCTTGAGCATTTCCATTCCAGTTACCAACAGGTTTTGGAGTATATGCATAACCACCTGCAGTAGCAGTGAGTCCTGATGTAGCACCAGCACCGACATATCCACCATAGAGATATTGTGACTTAAGTGCTAAAGCATCCTTCCAGTAGATATTCTCAGATGGAGTTATCTTACCATCAAGTGCCTTAGAAAGACCTAAATGCTTCTCTACAATTTGTCCTGCAGTACCAGTTACATCACCATTATCATCTATTACAACAACGTGTATTTCATCGTTAACTGCACTTCTTTGTGAAGCATACTCAGATGTTCCTGGTCTTGTAGCAATAGACTTCCAATAGACTGTTGAGTTAGTAAGATCTAATACCTGATCTTCCCACCAGTCTTTTGTAGTTGCAGATCTAATAGTTGCACTTGTTGCTCCATCCTCTCCAACAACTTGTATTGGGTTAGATGTTGTGTTAGCAACAGAAACTTTAGTAAATGTTAGAGTGGTTGTACCTGCACCAGCAGTAATTGCTCTATCTACAGTAATTGTACTTGCACCAATTGCAACAATAGTTGTTCCTGCTCCAACTCCATTTCCACTTACTTCTATGTAAGATCCACCACTAATAGTGAAATCCCAAGAACCAACACCATTGATATTCTCAGTTGTAATACCAGTAACTGTAATATCAAAATCAGCATTTAAAACTGCAGTAGTAGCACCAAAACCAACATTAACTACATGGTCAGCAGTAGTAACTGGATTGTCAAACTTGTTGACTGAACCTTGAGCATAGGTTGCTGGACTTGAAACTCCAGCTGCTGTTACTTGGTCAACTACTTTAACATAAACTTCTCCTACACCTTGTCCAGTAACAACTCCTCTTAGGAATCCTCCAGTAAATGTTGTAGTTGAACCACTAGATCCTGGATCAACTTTACCTACTAATGTTTGTGTTACACCAGCACCAACTGGAAAATCACTTGTAGTAATACCAGTAATTGTTTGGTCTGCAAATCCATCGATTGTACAAACTCTTAATCCGTTTGCCCATCTTCCTGGATCTTTAGCAGCATAGTACCAATCTGATGCAGTTGAATGATTGTTTACGTAATTTTCGTAAGATTCTATCTTTGCAGTTGTTGATGCATATGATACACCAGCATTTGCGTTATTTAAATTTGTATTATCTGTTCTGACTACTCTTAGGACACCGCCATAAGAAAGATAGTTAGATGCACTCATCCAATACTCATATTGCGAGTCAGTTGAAATAGGCTTACCAAACGTTTTAAGAAGATCTTGCTCCGTTTCGATTAGAATTGGAGTGTTAATAGGGCCTTTTTCAAATGGACCTGCAATCGCACCAACTAGTTCATTAACAGCATCAACTCTTCCAATTGTTAAGTCTACTTCCCTTACCTTGACTCCAGGTGAAACTAAGTTTAGCGACATGTTTTTCCCCTCTAAAGGTATCAATTTATCTAGATTTATTTATAAATTGGATACCCTTACATGCGTTTTTACATGTAATCCCACATGTATTCCATTCCTCCACCCTTATCTCCGTACTCATCTGTATACCATCTATCTCCTTCTGGATCTACAAATGAAGTATCATCTGTACCATCACTAATGAACCCAAAAGGTGCCATATCTTGCTCAATCTGATCCCTTTGATCTTCATATAATTTCTTCCTTACATCTTGATCTGTAAGTTCTTTAAAGTAATCACATTGAACTAACCATGCATATATTACTAAGCACATAGCAAGGTCATCATTACACCCATCCTCTGCTTCAAATGAATTACTTTTTTGTATAAAGGTGGTTAATTCTGAAATAATATCCAAATCTTTAAATAAAATTTTATCTGATTCTACTATTTGTTTTAGATTTAATGATCCTACCTTTTTCACAGTCTTAGACATCTTTACACCTAACTGTGTCTTATTGCCAGAGAATCCTTGACCTACGATCTGACCTGCTCTACCTCTCATAGAGCACATAAGAAGATTCATATACTCTAAATCAAAATTTAAAATAGCAGCAACCTGATCTCCTACATCATTTACTTCACATAAAACCCATGCGTTATTATACCCCCTCACTGTTTCGTATATTATATTTGGAAATAGCATAGGTTTGATTGAATTGTTTCTATACTTTGCTACTACTTGATGTGGAAATTCTGTAATGTCTATTATTACAAATGCAGAATAATCTTCTCCTACACCACGAGCAACGTCAACGGTACATAGGTAATCATGATCTTTTTCAGGTGGTGTATAGATGTCCAAACCACTATTTGATGTAATTGGTTTTTCATATACAAGAGCTCTTAATTTTGCTGGAGATATAAGAGTATCAACAGATCCTAAGAACTCACACTCAAACTCAACCTTAAACTGTTGTTCTGATGTGTTCTTAATTGTTTGTTCTCTCCATGCAGCATCCCTG